CTAATTCAGTTTCCGAAACATGAGCATTGATAGCCTCTACGTTAGGACGCTTAACTCTCCATAGAGTTCCACCCATTGCTTTGATTTTAGAAGCCTCATTAATAAATCTAACATCTGTTATTACTACGTTTTCATTTGGAGATATATCTTTTAGAGCCGCATCTACCCAAGCGTCTAATCCAAGGTTGTTACGAATAGCCACGCCTAACCTTTGTAATAAAGCTCGTATTTCTTTGTTCTTCTTTGCGTCATCCCAACCCTCATCGTTTACAAGGTCTTTTACGGTTATATCTTTGTAGTGAACATCTACCATTACCACAGGGTCTATCTCATAAAGCACTTCTCGTATTTTGTCTGCAAATGCAACACGTTTAAACCCATACTCTTGTATTAGAGTTTTTGCTACTTCGTCTTTGCCAGACCCAGAATACCCAGATAACCCAATAATCATATGATTGCCTTAACGCCTCTTACATAATGCTTTGCGGAGTCTATGCCGATAAGTATTTCATCTTTACTCATAGCCCCAATATCTTTCATATCAGTATGAGAATAGTTAAAAAACTTACCGTCGATGCCCATACTTTTACATGCGTTTAAAAGTTCTAATGAAGACTTACGCCCAGCCTCATCGTTGTCTAATGCAAACAAAACTTCTTTAGCAAATCTAATTAAGTTTATTTGATAAGAAGAAACTATAGCGCCATACGTGCTTGCTCCACCGAATACACCAACAGATAGTAGTCTGGCAACGTCTAATGGAGACTCTACTACAATCATACGATCTAAACCTTGTTCTACAAATTGTTTATAACCAAACAAAGATTTGCTTTTTTGGACACCAGTAGGCCAATTCTTAAAATACCTGGTGCCATGACCTTTTTCTTGCCAACCTAATAAACTTTTAGTTATTGGATCTCGTATTACTGTAATCCAAGATTTAGATTGCTCAGACCATTTAATTTCATAATATTGAGCAGCTGCTAAAGAAATACCTCTATCCAATAAAACCTCTTGAGGAGGATCTACAAACGCAGATAACATGGACTCCGTAATGGGCTGACTTTGTGTTTCAACTTCTTTTTCTACTTTAAGGGCTTTTGTTAATCTTTCATTTAAATCGTTATAACTTTCATTAATCCAAGTTTTAGCCTCTTCGTAGTTTATACCCTGCACCTGCTCAATTAAAGTTCCTAACCCACCTTTAAAACCACAAGAAAAACATATGTGCATTCCCGTATCAGCATTAATCCACCACGACGGATTACGGTCTTCTTTTCCAGTTCTTGCTAAGTGTGCTGGGCAATGGCAAAGATATTCGTCATTATGTTCACGAACTATATCTATGTTTAATCTTAATAATAAGTCTTCTATATTAGAGTTCATATGGAAGAACCTGTTCTATTAAACCGTCATTAACCATTTCAGCAAAAAGCCCTTGGTTCCAATCAAAGTCTAATGATACTTCTGCTCTTGGGCAGTTACGGCTTTCTAGTATCTTAAGAATACGAGTTGTATCTAAATCCTCTGCTTCTTTTTGTAGGCCTAACACAACATCTGCGTCTTGTACGAAAGATGAAGAGTAACCAATGGAATCAGAAGTAACTTGCCCTTTCTTTGCTTTCCAAGGAAGAGTTTGTGTTGTAATGAATATAGGTTTGTTCATTCGTTGAGCCAAACGTTTTAAAGATCTAGTTATGTTCGTCAAAGCCTGTGGAGTGTTAGCCTCACCTGTTTGCTCATCGATCATTAGGTAAACACCATCAATAAATACAACATCAGGTTGAAGGGTTTGTATCTTTCCAGCAATGCCTGTAATTGTTGATCCAGCTGCGGAGTCAACTAACCAAAACTTATGTTGTTCTTCCATATTTCTTAATATAGTTTTATATCTAGACTCTTCTTCTTTGGTTAGTGCTCCATCTAAAAGCCTTCGATGAGACACTTTTGACTTCATTGAATCAAATCTAGATTCTTGTTCGGTGTTGCTCATTTCAAAAGATTGAAACATAGGAACTTGGCCAGCTTTGTGCATGTTTAAAGCAATTTGTAATGCAAGAGTTGACTTACCTGTTTTAGGAGGAGCAACCAAAACAATTAGTTGACCGTTTTGAATACCACCAGTTGCTTGATCAATTCTTGGAAATCCAGTTGGTATACCGCGTAATCCTGGATTGGCTTTTCTATGTAAGTACTCGTCCCAACGATTAAGTGGAGTGTTAGTAATATCTAAATCACTACTTAGAGATAAACCAGATTCTTCAATTCGTATTAAACCAGCCTGTAAAGATAATAAAGCTGAATCATGGTCTTGATTTTCAATTCCTTTAATTGCTTCTTGAACAATTGATACAGTTGCAGCTTTTCTTCTTTGATCTAATAAGGTATCTAAATAAAACTCTAATTTATCTGGAGCCTCTATTAAAGTGTAGTTAGGGTAATTGGACCTAATTGTCTCTAAACTTGGCGTCTCTCCATACTTTTTATAGTGATCGCATACAAAAGTAAATAACTTCTTTTCATTTGGGTCTGCAAACCAATTACTATTTATATTCTTTGTAAGAACATACGCAAGAGACTTTTCTTGAATAATCTTACTTAAAAGTAATGATTCATTATTCATAATTGCGAAAAGTCCATTCCCCAGTGCCCATATCTCAATAAGCGAGTCGGTAAATCTAGCACACCTATAACCTCTGGCCTATAAGGCAACTCTTGAACTAGATGGTCAATTGCCTCATAAACTGTAAAATACCTAAATGGATTAGTTCCTTTTTTATCTAATTTATTAACTAAATCTTCTAATTGTTCCTCTGTGTGAGAAAAAGAAATAAGTTCTAAGGTGTATCCGACACGCTGAGAAAAGACGTAAAGACGGCTTAAAGTAGACCTATTAAAGGTTTCTACCTTTTTTGAAACAGGAATGATTTTAAATTGTTTCTTGACCTGCACATCGATGTCAATAAACGTATCAACAACAACGATTACTCTTTTTGGTAATTCGTTGCTTATGTCCCCCTTAAGCATTATTTATAAAACCTCTATTTTCCCATACCTTATAACAAAGTCTCTAAAAGTAGAATTAGATTCTTGTGCTTTTTCTGCATCTTCTCTAGATGCTTACCGCCGTTTGTTTCTATACGAGCTTTTACAAACTTAACATGTTTACAAAAGTTACGACCACGGAAGCCCGCGCATGTGCAATAAAGGTTATCTTCTTTATCAGTACTTACTTCAAAAATACTTGGTCCAGGAGTTTGCTGTTGAGTTAGAAAAACTTGAATAAGTCTTAACTCTTCAGACACGGGTGCCTCTTTCATAGTTTACGAAGATCTCCTTTCTGGCTTATCCATGGTATCTCAGCAAAAGCTTCTTTTGCGAAACTCGCTGTTGAGTTACCGTATATGGATTCCCACAGAGGGAGAGCATAGTTGGTGGTAACAATAGTAGGCAATCCTTTTGAATGGCGGGTGCGTAACACATGATGAAACATGTTTTTTTGCCAACCAGAGGCAGACATGTGCTCTTTGCCTAAATCATCTATTACAAGAATCCTGATGTTATAGGCATCGTCTTTAGCCTCACCCAGTAATCCGGCAAATAACTGGTTATCTTCAGGGCTTTGGTCATCATCCATAGTTCGGCCTTTTAAGTTTAATAATTCAGCAAAAGTGATGAAGTAGGCCGGTCTGACCAAAACAGAGCCAGATTGAGAACCAAAGTTCTCCATTGAAAAGGTTCGTACCATCTCCTGTATCGCAGCTACCACTACGGTAGTTTTGCCATGTCCAGGGTCTCCTGTTATTAGGAGTCCTTTGCCACTAGAAGGCTTTCCAGAGGCTCGGATGATATCTCCGTTGGCTACCGCCTCAATCCAGCCTCTAATGCGCTTTAAACCGTTCTGAGGGGCATCCTGGCAGTCGTCTAAAGTCCACCCAAGATACTGATTTGGGATACCAGCGATTTGTAGCCACGTACGGCGCCTTATGGGTAGGTCCGCAATAAGGTACATTTACAATCCCCTCTCTAACCAGAACTTATCGTCAGTTTCGGCTGCCTCTTGGATTAGCTTAGGGGCCTCAATCAAAACCTTAGCATCATTTAGAAGTTGGGGAAACATCTTTAAGAATAAACGCCAAAGATGCTCTGGGTCGGTGTACTTGCCAAGGTCTATCCG